AAAGTTAATACTAGATTAACGATATGGTTTCCATCTATATCAGCATCTGCCATAATAATAATCTTATCATATCGCAAATCTTTTTCGTCATATGTAAACTTCATTGTCTTTAAATCAATTTTTAGACCAAAAGCATCTGCCATAGTCATAATCTCAGCATTCTTTTGTATCTTATCCATTGAAGCTTTATAAGTATTTAAAACTTTACCTCTCAAAGGAAGAATAGCCTGATACTCCATACTTCTTGCGGCTTTTGCATTACCGCCAGCACTATCTCCCTCAACTATAAATATTTCACACTTCTTTCTATCTGAACTATTACAGTCTGCTAACTTACTTGGGAGCTTTAAAGGCTGTTCTTTCTTTTTATTTACTTCCCTTGCTTTTTCTCTTGCTTTCTTAGCAGCTTCGCGCGCCTTCTTAGCATTAATAGCTTTATCTGCTATTGCTTTTATTTCTTTTTCATTAGTTTCTAACCAAATTCTTAAATTTTCTGCAAGAGCCTGAGTAAATATTGCAGTTTCAATTTTTGTTACTCTTGACTTAACCTGTGCATCATATCCAACATTAGGAGCTGTCATATTAAATACAATATACATTCCCTCTTGAATATCATCACCAGTTAAGTTTTCATCCTTATCTTTTAACCATTTCTTATCTCTAAAGAATTTATTAAACTCTCTTGTGATAAGAGTTTTAAGCTGAGTTATATGTGGACCAGAGTCTGTTAAACCTGTATTTACATAAGGAACAATAGTAGATGAATAGTTAGAAGTATAAGTTAATACCATATCCATCTTATATTTTCCTTCAGTAAACTGCATATTAAAGCGATTGTTGATAATTTCATTATCCTTAACTGCATCATCTACTAAATCATTAAGTCCGTGTTCAGAATAATACTTTGTTATAGTTCCATTGTCATTTAACTCTATTGTTAAACCAGGACATAAACAAGATATTGTTTTAAATAAAGATTTAATTTTATTTATTTCTACTTCTGTATGAGTGAAGAATTCTTCGGATGGTTTCCATTCTACAAGAGTACCTGATTTAATTGAAGTATTTGGATATTTCTTTTTATCTCCTAATATTCTTCTCTCAAAGACGCCCTCTTTAAACCAAACTTCTTCTCCTTTTCCATCTCTCCATGTTGATGCACAAAGATAATGAGAAAGAAAAGTAGTAATTTTTGAACCGATTCCAAAAGAGCCAAGTGAAGTACCTTCATATGTTCCATCTTCTCTATATTTTCCACTTGTATTAAGAACACTAAATGCTGCTTCTAGAATAGTCTTTCCATCGTCTCTCTTTTCATTAACAAGAAAGCCTTGTCCATAATCTTGAACAGATACTACATCTCCTGTTATTTTTACTTCAATACGGTCACCGTGTCCAAGTCTAAACTCATCAACTGCGTTAGATACTATTTCAACCAAAAGCTGTGTTGAATATGTACAATCACCCGCATACACCTGAGGACGAAGTCTAGTGAATTCAAGGGGAGATAAACTTTCTATTGAGTCTTTAGTGTATAATTTATTATCTAATCCCATTTTTCAACCTCTTTTATAATTTCATTTAATATTTTAATAGCTTCTGTTTTAGTCATACATTCTAATTCTATATAATGTTTAGGAAGAAATACAAAAGGAATATTCTCTTTTTCATAATATTCCCGAAGTTCCATTAATGTATCCATAACTTTTTCTCTATTCTCATTATCAACTTCATAAAAAAGAATAGGATACTTCTTATCATTTTTGTCCATTTAATAAAATCTCCTTAGATTTTTTCTTATACTATAATTATATCAAATTTTTTCTTTAAAATCAAGATTTTAGCTTTCTAGTTCTTTAGAGAGCTTAAATTTTTTCTTTCTTTAAATATTATATCGAAAAATTTTTTGAATGTCAAGAGGACAAAAAAATAGGAGAGGTTTGTATAAACCTCTCCTAATATATTAAACTTCTTCAGTGTATTTTAACATAATCCATCCATTTCTGTTTGTTGCATATGATTTTAATAAGCCCCAACCGTCCTTTTCTTCAACGATTGTATAAACCTCTGTTCTCTTTACTACTGTTGTTACACTATAATCCGTACTTGGACCTTTTCTAACATTTAAAGCATATGCTGTAATTCTTACTTGCTTTTCAGCTTCTTCTATTTCTGATTCCTCTTGAGCGGGAGCTGGTGCTTCCGTAATAGTCTGATCTTGAAGTCCACTAGAAGATTCTTCTTTAGGACTATCTCCTTCTCCAAGCGCAGCGCCTACATCGCGTCTTACCGCCTTCATATCTTTGTCAATTAATTTAGGAAACCAATGATTAATATCTGCATGACTTGTACCAAATCCAAGTTTACTTACATCATTATGACAAGTAATAGTTGGTATTTTAACTCCATTTACTTCTACATATCCATCTGGAGCTATTTCAAATTCTTTACATAAATAAGCAGTTAACGCAACAGCCTCATCATATACTTGTTTAGCATATTCTTTATTTTTCAAGTTATCTTCGCAAATTTCAAATTGAATCCAACCATATTTCTTTCCATTCTTAGAAAACTTATTACAGCTTCCTTTTGAACCACTTCCGCATCCCCAAGGAGCATAATCCCATGGTAATGCTTGAACTGTTCCTATTGTTCCATCAGCAAATTTACCAATAAAAGCATTAACTCCAGCACTAACTTGACTATGATTCCAATCATTTTTATTAAGATTTTTACCAAGTTTAGCAATATCTTTTAAATAGTTAGTATTTCCATCTGTTGGTTGAACATATCTTTTAAGAGCAGTATTATTAGCTCCTGTACTATGCCAAAGAACACCTACAGGAATAAATTTTTCTGTATTTTTATAACATCTACTGTTTGTTTGTAAACAAACATATGGTTCATAACCCATTATTCTTCGTCCTCCTTTTCAATATACTCATCTGGTTTGATAAGCATACCGATTTCCTTATTTTCTTTCATAAGTTCTTCTAACTCGTCAAGAGCTGCATCTACCATTTTTGAAAAATCTTCAAAACTTATGAAAATTGCAATAGCTGGAAACTTCTTAATAAATAAGTCATATACATATCTTAATTTAAGTTGTCCAGTTCCAGAACCAAGTTCAGCTTCCGCCTTAGCTACTGCATAAATAAGCCATTGTCTTACTTGTTCAAGTTGTTCATTACCAGGTTTCTTGAACCAAACATAAGCTTTAATTGATACTACTGAAACTACAGCAATAGCTGCTATGATTAAAAACCAATACTCTTGAATAAAATCAATTACTGACATTCACATCTCTCCTTTTCTCTATAATCTTTCTGCAATCTGCGCTATTTTAGAACGATGACAAATAGGCAATGTTACTTCTCCGTAAAATTCTTGTCCTTTGAAAACTTTAGATACTCTTCTCATACCATTATTGACTCCTGAATATATACCAAGATCAACCTGAGTATCACTATCACCATCAAGAACACATATACCATCATCACCAATTCTTTGTAAAGCTAATTTAATTAAATCTATATTAAGATTTTGAGCTTCTGTAATATATATACCAGCCCTCATACCTGTAGTATCAAAGCCTCTAATATCTGACATTGGAAGTAAGATTAACTCTCCTTCTGCAATAAGTCTTTCAACAGCAACCCTATCTCCTAACTTAGATACTAAGAAATTACCTATTTGGCTATCTAATAATTTTTCAGTGCGGGAACCAGGATAGTAACCAAGTTTAGCTGAGCCAGCCGTTGCAACTGTATTACAAAAGATAATAATTTTATCAATTACCCCAGCTTCAAGTCTATCAAAAAGAAAACCAAGTCCGAGATAACTCTTACCAGTGCCCGCCGCACCTCTTAACATAGTTAAAGTATTATGTTGTAAACTATCAACGGCAAGTTTCTGATATAAATCAATAGGCTTAATCTCACCAAGCATTTTTGATTTAAAAGTATTAAATTGTACTTGTATTAATTTATTATCTCTTAATACATAACAGTCAATATCTTTATCATCTTGTCTTATTATTAAATATTGATTTGGTAATAAATCAAAATGTTCACCAGAATAAACTTTATTATATACCTCCGCAAGCTCATTTTCATTATAACAAGTTATAATCTTATATCCAGTATATTCAGCATCTTCTTTTGTTGTTAAGCTATTTGTAGTTAAACCAAGACATTTTGCTAAATTATTACAATTAACATCGTCTGTTACAAAGCATATATCAGGATGTCTCTCACTGTAAACATAGGCGGAAGTCACAATGCGCGAATCATTATTATCTAATAAAAATGGAATAGTTTTTAAATAAGTTTCATCCCATTCCCGCTCATAATTCACTATTGTGTATTTACCATAATAAAAGTTTAGTAATTGACTTACTTTTTTTGCTTTAAATTTTATATTATCATCTTTTCTACTTGAATTCTTTATCTCTTCTAACTCCATTAGAGTGATATTACTCACTACAAAAGGAGATGAAGAGATGTTTTTAAAGATAATACTATAATTATTTAATAAACTGCAAGTATCATAAAAAAACATCTAGTCACCTCATTCTACTATATGATAATATATTTAATTTTTTATGCTATAAAATTAATCATTTTTGACCTGATCAAGCTGTTTTATTGCTTCACCAAGTTTTTCTAAACTTTCATCCCTAGCTTTCTTATCCATTGTTCTACTTTTAATATATAGCTTACGACTTTCAATAGTTGTAAAGATAACTGCTTTAATAGCCTGTTTATCCTCTTTTAAATCATTAAGTTCTTTTATCATTGCATTACGCAGATTTTCTACATAAATTCTATCAGAAGCAGTTTCTGGCATAGAGTTAAGTAGTCTATCCATTGCTTTGATTTCACATCTCTTTTCTTTCATTAAGTGATTAATTAAATTAATATTTGCACGAGCTTCCGCGATACTCATACCAACAGAATAAGAAGGTGGAAGAGGATCATCAGGATGAATATTAGCACATCCAAAAAATGTTCCTTTACTCGTTTTCAATTTGGCTATTGTTAAGCCAGTTTCTTTGTCGTAATCGAACTCAGTTCTTTTCTTCATAGTTTCTCCTTTTAAAATTGAAATTTATTTTTTTCATTCATATAATTTTTTATATCTTCAATAATATCATCGATAAGCACAGGTTTGTTATTATGTGCATCAAGTTCTACATGATAACAAAAACCAATATTATTACGCATATCATGAAATTTATTTTGTATATGTACATGACCACATAAATTTATTACTCTTCTTTTAAGGGGTTTATCATTATCATAATTTGAAGTTGCGGTTGGATAATGAGAAAGATAAAAATGATAACCACCATATTTTAATATATTAGCATAACCAAGACAATCAAAACCTTCTAATTCCATTAATCTCTGGCGGGTTACTGTGTCGTGGTTACCCCAGATTATATGCTTTTTACCTGGAAGGCGTCGCATATAAGACATACCTTCTTCATTATTATTAAGGAAACAATCTCCAAGAATATATAGGTCGTCACTCCAATCTACCACTTCGTTAAAGTTTTTAATTATTTGTTCGTTCATTTCATGCACAGAAGAGAAGCCTCTGGGTTCATAGATAAAAGGCTTATCATGACAGAAATGCAAATCTGAACAAAGCCATATTTTATTCATAATTATAATCTCCTACTTCTGTTCTAAAAAGTCTTAAAACATCATCTATAAATTGTTTTTTTATCATTTCACTAAGATGAAGATAAGTTAATTCTATATTCTGTCTCCCTGTCGTTTCGTACACATGTAAAAATTCTTCAAAAGTAAGAATTCTACGCATAGTATAAGTATGTAATAGTTTAAATTGAAACACAAAACGATTTTCAGAATAACTATCAGAAAAATCAAAAACTGATTGAATTGTAATATACTTCCAGCATTTTGCTTGAAACCATTTAGGAAACTGATTATACGCTTCACTTAATTCTCTCATAATTCTATCATACTCCCATGTTTTCCAGTTTGTTTATAACTCATAAATAATCTTTTTATTGATTGACTTTTATCGTTTAATATTATTAAATAATCTACTTCTTCGCATATACCTTTTACTAATTTATCAAAAGAGGTATATTCCTTGCGGCGGCAAGGTATACCTCGTAAAGCGGAATATTGTTGCGCGAGCGGCGGGTGCGTGTGTA